TGTCCACGTCGGCTCCGGCCCAGCGGTAGATAGCTTGGTCATCGTCGCCCGCGACATACATACGTTTGGATCGTTCATCTAACAGGCTGGCAATATCCCACTGCATTGGAGAGAGGTCTTGCGCCTCGTCTACAAAACAGAGTTCGAAGTTCGGACAGAAGTTGGAGCCTTCTGTTACAAAATTCTCCAGCATGTCTGTAAAGTCAAATTTGTGCCGGACCTGTTTGTATCGCCCAAGGCAGCTATCGACGTAATTTATCTCGTTCCATGTAAGATGTGTGTTGCTCATGTCGTATTGTTTACGCAGAGGCACTTTTCTAAGACGCGCCAGATTTATTAAACCCAGAATTGGATCAGACGCTTTCATCATGTCCGGCAGATCATCATCAAAATTAACGCTTTTGGTGGTTACGAGATGTACCCCCATGTTTTCCGACAGTTCGCGATAGTCCGACGGCTGCATTACTTGTTCGGGGCTTATGTCTGACAGTGACAAGGCTAGACTGTGGATAGTGCGAAAGAAGTACAGGTCCTTTTTCGAGTCCAGCTTAAACCGTGCAGCGGCGCGTTCTTTAGCTTCTTCTGCGGCTTTTCTGGTGAAGGCTAAGAAAGCAATCTTGGTCGGCTCTACTCCGCTTTGCAGGGCGTCATCAACCTTGTTGAGTAGTGTTGTTGTCTTCCCCGTCCCCGGAGGTCCGAATATCCGATACATTGTTTGTCTCCCGAGTGTATATCTGATGTACCCGCTGCTTGGTTATCCCAAACCATTTAGCAACAGCGGTCTTGGTCACTTTCTGTTCGTCAATCAGACGGACAATTTCTTTGTTCCGCATTTCTTTTAATACGTTGTCGGTCAAAACGGACTCTCCTGCGCTTGAAACTGTGGTGTACTTAATTCTATATCACCGTTTTCAAATGCTGGCACCTTCCATAGGCGCACTACTCGACCTTTTATTTTAAGTAAGCAGCTTTCTCCGGTCACCTCGCGCAGACGCTGGGCAATCTTGTGGGACTTATATTCAAAAAACTTATTCTTCTTTAAAAACCCTTCAAAGTCCTTGAGCCTAAAGTAAGTATACTGCCCTTCCTCATCCGTCCACGGACGGCGAAGTAGTATCTCTTCTCTGTCTTTGGCCTGTTGCATGTGGCTACAGAACTCTTCTAGGAAGTCGTAGAACTGACCACCCACTGAGGCGTCAACGGACACTTCTATTATGGCGCTTTGGTTTTCGGTCATTTCACGCATCATAGTACTGATCCGCGCTTCCCACTGTGATCTAGCAACGCTGCGCGGCATAAAGTTAATTTGCTCCATACAGGCTTTTTGAAACATGCTCTGGTTCATCAAGCCGTCCGTATCTAATTCAACGGGTTCACTGTTTACGTCCATAAACCACACGGGCGGTGTTGAGTTGTACTTACGCAAGTTTCCAATAGCCGCGTTCTGAGCCCCTGCGCCGATCCCAAACTTCATGGTCTGGCACAGTTCTTTGTTGCAGTGCGCGTTGATGGGCGCATCAGAACATTTGTAGGAGTAGTCCTTTTTGCCAACTTGCTTTGCAACAACGTTCACTTCTGGCAGCGGCAACGGCGGGTCTAAAAACTGGGTGTTGTACGTCATTATCTCTGTCTCCCAGCTATCGGGAAACGCTTTGCGTAGATAAATACCTATGTTGTACAGACCGTTGTTTCTTCCGCCTTCGCTGATCAAAACCTTGGTGAGGTGCTGTAGGCAGGGCGGTCCGTCGGCAAGCGGTCCTTTTACCTGCGCGTCAGTCATCTGAAGTTTGACTATCTCCTCCGGCGTTTGCACATGCGCCTCGTACAAGCCGAAGAACTCTTCAAGCGTTGCTGATGTGCCGTCATCCAGAATGCCGTATCTCAGGCCGTCCTCTGCGTCGTAGTAAGGCAGGTTTAGAAAGTTACCTACGTCTCCGCGATCCAAGTGCAGTTTTACTTGTTTTGGAAATATCTCACTACCGCCATATCCGAGGGCCGCGGACAGGTGTGTCAGGACCTTCTGCATTTCTTTTGCTTCGATCCATTCCTTACAGAACAAAAAGCAGTGTGCGCCGCCGGACTTTGATCGACAGACAACCAAGGGCAGCTTCATAGCCCGTATTTTTTCTATAAGTACTTTGTGGTCTAGCGGGTACTGGTCAACGTCAATGCAGCCCCACTTGCAGCAATTATCCTCATTAATCGGGATGATGCCTACAGCGGTGCCTTTGCCGGACAGGTGACCTTTCCAGAGTTTCGAGGTCCGCGGTTCCTTAATGATACTAGCCTTGCCCGTATTTTTACCGTTGGACTGAGTTTTTTCAACTTTGTACGTGCCGTAAGCCTGTTTCAAACCATCAAAGATGGCGGAAAACTTATCTACTGACATGGGGTCTTCCTTTGGGAAAGCGGGCCGCAGCATCAGCTACGGCCCTTGTGAAACTAGAACGGTACTTCGTCTGGGTTGAAGTCAGGCTTTGACGCCTCTTCACTTTGGTGTTTCACAACCACGTCCCCTGAAGCGATGCTTGCACGGAACTCACGGGCTCTGTTGTAGATGCCCTTGTCTTCTACGGGGCCAATGCGAGACATGTCCCAATTATGCCATTTGCCCTTGCTGTTTTCTTCACTAACGGACTTTAGCAAATATACAGAGCTAAACCGCGGCGGTGTGAAGGGACCGTTCTTGCCGTTCATGGTGATTGAACTCATCATAGAGTTCCACTTACGGCTTTTCTTGAGGCCCGTGCTTTTCATTGCAATGAGCGCCGTTTCCGCAGAGCCGTCTTCGTTAAGAACAATTACGAAGTGTTGGTGCGTTTCTTCGATGTACGAGCCATCACCGCCTACAACCATGTCTTTATTGGTTTCACGGTCACGTTCGAACGGGGGCAGTTTGTCTGTCGGTTCAAACACCGCGATAGGAGCGCCTGAACCAGCGCCTCTGGGGGCCCACTGGATGAACCTGCGCTGATAGACGCAGGGTATGACCCTAACGCCGTCTGCGCCTTTGTGGACGGTCTGGGAGACGGTATTGTAGATATCACCCTTCTTTCCCTCAAAGTCAGGGTCATCTAACAGGCTGTCGAGCCCGCTAATCAGCTTGAGGAACGGCAGCGCCAGATCGTCTTGGCCCATATCCGATACGCCAACTCCGGCGTCCGCTTCAAACATACTTTGGTCAAACTCAACCATTTCTGTTTTCTCTGTCTTCTTAACTGCACCCATTATTTTGCTCCCCTAATAATGGCTCGTTGCCCAACGTAGGCTCCGAATAGTGTGTGCGGGAAGTCTTCTCCCGTTTCGATGCGCTCTTTAACAAACGCTTTTAGTGTACTCGCATGAATACTTTCGTTCTGGTCTGCCGGATAACCTTGCTGAGATGCGAACGCGTGAAACGCACTGGCTTGGTCATCCTCACCTCTGCCAAACTGGCAAGAGATAACGTTCTTTATAATGTCATCAAACCCGTTTTCGCGCAGCCATTCGTATGCTGCCGGACGGTCTTTGACGAGGATGCTGGCACCGTAAGTCGGCTTAACTTCTACTGTACTGCCGTCATCCAAAGAGAACTTAGACAGCCCTAAGTCAGCCATAGTCGAGGGTAGGTCCTCGTCTGTCAGCTTTAGTAGTGCTTGCTTTTCGTCTTTAAGTTCCCGATCAAGCCGTTCAACTTTATCTTGTTGATACTTGATCTTTCTAGCTAGACCAGCCACAGTGTCTAAACCTGCGTTGTCCAGCGTTTCGACAGAAGAGAGAGTTTTCTCAAAGTCCTCTTCCATCATGCCTAAAATATCGTTCATCTAGTACTCCTGTTTAAAAGACCCTTTTTACGGCCTTGACAAACACCTATATACATATAAGATATCAGGCAGTCAACCCCGTAGGAGAACAAATGTTGGAACAGATAGATTACGATTTTAAGACGCAGCCCTTCAACCATCAGCGTGACGCACTAGAAGAGTCTTGGTACAAAACGTACCACGCGTACTTTATGGAAATGGGCACTGGTAAATCCAAAGTCGCCATAGATAATATAGGTGTACTATATATAGAAGGTGACCTGAACGCGGCACTAATTGTAGCGCCCAAGGGTGTCTACGACAACTGGGTGCAGGGCGAAATACCCGCGCACTTGCCAGACAATATAAAGCGCAAAGTTATGCGGTGGACGCCCGCCACATCCAAACGCTACTCCGAAGAACTGGATACGTTTATTGATGACCCGTTTGACGGACTAAAACTTTTTGTAATGAACGTTGAAGCGTTCTCGTCGCCCCGAGGCACAAGGGCCGCGGGACGTTTTCTGGTAGCCAATCCCGAGAACATGGCTGTTGTTGATGAAAGCACCACGATAAAGAACCGCAACGCCCAGCGCACCAAGAACCTGATGGCGTTAAACCCGTACATTAAGTACAGGCGCATTCTGACAGGCTCTCCGATTACAAAGTCCCCGTTGGATTTATATAGCCAGTGCAGGTTCCTTGATCCGAGTTCTTTGGGCTTTGCCAGCTTCTACGCGTTCCAGAGCCGCTACGCGATTACGCAGAAGCGCGTCATGGGTTCGCGCAGCTTTCAAGAGATAACGGGATACCGTAGGTTGGACGAACTAAACGAGCGTCTGTTGGGGTTCAGCACCCGCACGTTAAAAGAGGATTGTTTGGATTTACCCGATAAACTGTATATAAAGCGCCGCGTTCCGTTGACCACGGAGCAAAGCAGGGTGTACGATCAGATGAAGTCATTGGCTTTGGCGCATCTTAACGATGACAATATTGCCACGACAACCAGTGTTCTGACACAGATCATGCGGCTCCAACAGATATGCTGCGGATCGTTTCAGCCTGACGTGGGGGATTTACAGGAACTAAAGAACAACCGTCTGCCAGAATTAATGGATATAACAGACGAGCTTTCGGGGAAGGCTATCATTTGGGCGACGTACACTAACGACCTCCAACGGATAGCACATGCCCTGCGCGACCGTTTCGGGCCCGATTCGGTCGCAACTTATTACGGTGAGACGCCGCAGGACCGCAGACAGGAGATTGTTGAGGAGTTCCAAGACCCCGACAGCCCGCTGCGGTTCTTTGTGGGACAGCCCAAGACGGGCGGCTACGGCATTACTCTGACGGCGGCTAACACTGTGATCTACTACAGCAACAGCTACGATCTGGAGATACGCTTACAGAGTGAGGACAGGGCCCACCGGATTGGTCAAACTAAAGCGGTGACGTACATTGACCTCGTTTCCCCCGATACCATAGACGAGAAAGTTCTGGACGCTTTGCGGTCCAAGGTGAACCTAGCTGGCAAGGTACTGGGGGAAGAAGTTAAGGGGTGGTTAAGTTAAATATAGATGCCCAAGCCTTTTCCAATATTAGTGTTGGTTCCGGGGTATCTTCTAGCGGGCTCTTCCTCGGGCCGATATTGAGGACGTAGGGATCGAAAAACACCACCTTTATCTTCTCCAAACTCCACCTCTGGGGGCCTAAGATTTGGTTTAATTCTTGGTTTTTTTCCGAGTAAACGTTCAGCCATGTTCGGCGCAGAATATTTTTCCATTAACCCTGAAGGTTGTTGTATCGCGGGTGCGGGCGTAGGTGGCAAAAGCTCGAAATCGTCCTGTTGAGACTCCGATCCAAAATAAGGTTGAAAGTCTTGACGCAACTGCTCTCCAACACTCTGATCGCTTGCCATAACAGTCATATCTCTTTCGGCACGTTTAAAGCTTGGAAGCAACTCGGCTATTCCACTTTGCGCGGGTTCGGGTGTTGTGTAATCCTCTTCGTAGGCGCGTCTGCGAAGCGCACGTTCTTCTTGCGCTTCTGGAGACATTAAACTTCTAAGAAACTTTGCTACCGTTATGGGATACTTTACAGCCTCTTGATCCAAAGGCTTTCTGCCTTCAATGAAAGCCTGATAGTTTCCGGTGCCTGCGTTGTACTTTTGAAGCGCAGCTTTTATGTCTCCGTCAGAATGAGAAATCATGGCTTGCAAATATTTTTTTCCGAAGGCCATGTTAACCTCGGGGTCGAAGAGTAACTGTCTTGCTTTTTCTACAGTTCTTTCGCCTTCATCCACCGGAAAGCCCATGTCTATCGCAATGTCGAACACATTTTCCGCGCCGTAGTTCTCGTATCCGGGTTGAGCCGCTGTACTGGGCAAAATTTGCATTAAACCTATCGCATCGTCAACACTAACAGCGTTGGGGTCACCGCCACTCTCTGTTTGAATAACCGCCTCGGTTAGTGTTTCAAAGTCTACTTCGGCGAACGGATCACCACCATTACTCATATAAACAGGTCCGCCGTCCGCGAACTGTTGGAAAGCGCCAATGCCCTGCGGGTCCGGTCCGCGTGTCGGGGGTGGCCCCATTGCTTCACCGCCGCTGGCGAACTGCTGATAAGCGCCAATGCCCCGCGGTCCGCGAGTCATGTTTCGGGCTGTCTCGTTCAGGGTTCCAATACCGCGCATCACGGGACCTCCTTGGGCAAATTGTTCTCGGGGTTTAACCACAAAGTATTCTTCAGGATTTCGAATACCGCGTTTTTTATTTTGCTCTTCTGCAAATTGTCTAAGAAGGTCTACCGACTCAAACAACGGCCTATTTTTTACCGTGTCATCTCCACGAAAGGCTCCTCTAAAGAAAGCTCCCTCCACACGGTCGGCGGGATTTGTTTGTAAATATTCTCTAAAAGCCGATTGGTTATCTGTTTCTAAAATTCTAAATTGTTCCTCTGGAGTAATTACCCTCATTCCTTGGCGTACAGGTAATCCTCTTTCATCGGCATAAGCCTTTAACAAGGCTAGTCTTTCCGCCGCAGTGTTTGGCTGTCTTGTTTTGCGATTATAACTAAATGGGGGAACATCTTCCCCCTCTACATAAGGTCCAGTTGGTTTATTGTAGCTTTCGTGTTTTTCGTAAAACTCTGAAATCATTTCTGCAAAGTTTTTGTTGTACTCGCCGTCCTCTATCATTTGCGGTCTGTCTTGAGCTTCGATTGCAATTTTTAAATCTAATAGTTGAAAATAAAGTTCATCACCATATTTTTTTCTAAACGCTAAACTGTCTTCAGAAATTTCTTTCAGCAAAATGTTTATCCCACGTTCACGAAATTCATGAGCGTGTGTCCCTTTGCTTGATAATTGACTCGGTCCGATATTTATTATGTCGCCAACTGGTTGATAGTAGGCGGTATCTTGACCTTTTTTAGTGGGGTCCCCAACCCTCACGCGGTTAGGATCAAACCCCGCTCTAGCGATAGGGTCTAAATGATCTAAAAGATCATACTCGTATTCTAAATCCCCAAACTGTTCGCTCATTCGGCGGTTTTGGTTAGCCATAGCCTAAATCCTACGCGTAAGGGTTCTGGTACATGCCCAACAGTTCTTGGAACGTGTAGGCTTTGTTCGCGGGCCGCTGTCCAATAGGCATAACGGGAGGACGCGCTATAACGTCAGAAGGGTTTGTTACGCTTGTCGTGGTCTGTTCATCCGTGTTCATCGGCACCATAGGCTGACCAGAACTAATAGGGTCCAAGGTCGGCGGCGCGACGTTCACGGGCGCGGGCGCTTGGTACATGGGTTGCACGAATTGAACGGGTTGCGGCTTGTCGTCTTCTTTGTACAAAGCATCGTACTCCGCGGCTTTTGCTTGCCTGTCTAAGTTAGCTTGATGCCGTTGCTCGTAAGGTGTTGGATAGTCGTCCATAAAGCCGTCGTTTCTCTTGTCGGGGTCTTCTTTCATCCCCGTCCCTATGGCAAAGTCGTTAGCCATACTGGAAAAGAAGTCACCTATGGCACCAAACTCAGGGACGCCGCCGTGGCTCGGGAGCCCCGATCCGCCGTTCTGTTTCAAAAGCATGGCTTCCGCGGGCGTAATGTAGGCCAGCATGTGCGGCTGATCGCGGATCATGGTCTGTCGGGGTATGGACGCTATGCCCTGTTGCATTCTGTTCATCGGAATAATCCTCCTATGCCTGATCGCATCTCGCCGCCACGGGCCGCGAAGGTTATGTCGTTAGGGAAAAGCTGTCGCGCTTTGTTAATGTCAATGCTACTTATGCCGCCAGACTGCGGTCTTTGTGATCCGCTACCAGCGGAGTCAACAGAAGCCGTCTGGACTCCGCTGGGCACCGGAGCAGGGGCTGGGAGGACTCCCCTACTCGGTAGTTGTAAGGATGATTGCTCTTCTGGAATAGGAAGATTAAGGCTCTCAGTTCCATATTTCGTAGGTTCTTTGTCCACAACGGACTCAGTAGACTCACGAACAATCGCGGGCGCTTGGCGACGAAAGAAGTTCGCCGTGTTAGTTGTTGCAGGTATAAGACCTTTTTCAACAAAGAGTGTAGCCAAACGCCCTGCAATGTTAAGTTGTTCTCTTTCCGTCCGGCCTCTTTTTAAAAGCGTTGCCAATAGTTCAGGGTCTTTCATCATGGCCTGCATACTGTCCATCTTCAACTCTTCGGGTATCGCAGAGAAAACCTTGTTGTATGCGTTTCTAAAGAGCTTAGAACCAGCGCCCCGCGCAATAAGGTCGTTACCCCCACCACCAAGCATTTCAGAAGCGCCTGCACCTAAATTAGAACCTTGAATACGCAAATAAAAGTCCATAGCAGGACCAACGTTTTCAGCAACGTCCTGAAGGTTTATATCTCCTGTTGCGGCAAAAGACTCCATTTTTACCATTTCCGCCATAAAACGTCGCATACGTTCAATGTCGGCTTTAGGCATAACACCGTTTTCCTCCATCCATTCTGCAACAGTAATCTTGTTTTGAGAGTTTGGAATAGGAGAAAACAGGTCGTCGAAAGCCGCCCGAGGACTGAACGTCAAGGATGTTTGTCCATTTTTCGTAAAAATGGACTCTAACAACGAACTTCTAAAACCCTCTATTGCATCAGCTTTGGTGTGATTAACGCCGTCAGGAGTAGTCCAATTTTCTGGGGCATCTTTCACCACTTTCCAAAGAGGGTTTAAGCCTTTTACGATAGGGTTTTTGTTGTTACGAGCCAGTGCCTTTGAAAACGCTGTAGTGGGGTTTTCTGTAACGGATGGCAATAAATCCATAAACGAGCTTTGTTTTTTAACCTCCGCTCGGCGTTCTTTCATAGCAGCATTTTGTTCGTTTAAAACAACATTTGCAGAGGCGCTGTTTTCTAAATCCGCTTTTAACGCAGGCATAGCGTTCAGAACATCTACATTTTCCGGTTTTGCCATCCACTTTCTAAGTGTGTCAGGATTAACCTCTCCCGTGTCCGGGTTAAACATGTTGGCTGTAGATCGTATGTTTCTTAGAATGGATTCTACAGTGCCGCGGGTGGTGGTTGTCAAACTTGCAGCGTCTCTAACCCTGTTTAAAACTTCTGGATAAGCCTCAAGAGAACCCGCGTTTTCAAAAATCCACTGAGACAAAGCTCTCTGATCCAACATCTGATTGTCGGGATTTACTGAAGTTTCTAACATATCATCTAGTAAAGGGCGCAACTCTCCCGAGGAATCGTTTGCAAGATTTGTCATGGCCTGCGTTATTTCAAATTTGCCAATTCCGTCAATTTGAAGGGACCGCAAATATCCTGCATCAGCGTTAAAAAGGTCGTTTGCTAACATTTCAGGTGCAATTTTGGCCGCACCTGTTTTGTCCAAACCCAATGCTTCGCCAACAAATGTACGAGTAAAGGCGTCATTAAAAGCTCGGGAGTAAGCTCTCGCCGTATCGTATGCAGGGTCCACGCCTTCTGGAAAACTTTCTAAATCATCTAACAACGCATCCGCAAACCCGTAAGCTATTCGAGCAGAATTGCTGTCGCCCGCAGCCGCAAGCTGTCGTCCTAAGTTTATTGCGGTGCTTCGCATATCTACCAATTCTACGACGCTAAGTGTTCCGGCTTCCTCAGACCCGTCGGAAGCCGCAGCGCGGGCCGCGGACATTGCAGAGCCACGGGTTTCGGAAGGTTGGCTTTGTCCCTGTAGAGTTAAGTCTCGACTTTGTAGGTAGCTGTCAACTACATCAGCTAAAGCCGTTTGACCGTCACTTCTTAACTGGTCTATATCCGCTCCGATAATATCTCTGTTTTGGTTAATAACCGGAGTATCATTTAACAAAGAATCAATTCTACGGGTGTAATAAGCAACGTCTCTTGCGTCACCGCCCTCGCTTAAAAACGCCTGTTCCGCTTCGTCAAAACGTTGTTGGGCTCTGTTAAGCGCCTCTTGCGACACTCTTTGCATCGCAGGGGCATCCCCCAACTCGCCCACATTAAGTCGCGTGGCTATAAGTTCTCTTTGACGATCTAAAGCGTTAGCTAACTGAGTAGATCGTGGGCCTAACCGTCTCCTAGACGCAGCTTGTTGAGCCAACTCTGCCATAGCTGTTTCTGGGTCCATGCCCCTAACTGAGTCCATGACGGTATTGTATGTGTCTTCAGAGGGCGTTCCTCGTATCTTTAAAAAGGCCGAATCAAAACTTCTTTGCGCTTGTGACGGACCTGTAGCCGCCGCATCCGCCGCCTCCGCCGCCTCTGGGAACAGGTCGCGCATTTTATCATCATAAAAACCCGCTAAATCTTTCAACGCACGTTTTATTGGGTCCGCCGCTCGGGAGGTTGTTGGTAACGCTGATTTCCAATAAGCCATAAAGTTAGGCTCATCTATTTCTTGACCGCGAGGGTTTCTAAACGTGATTATTTCGCCATTACGGTTGGTTTGTTGCCACAAACGACGTTCATTGTCTCTTCCCAATTTAAAGCGTTGTTCAAAAACTTTTTCAAGGTTTCGACCTAAAACGGCCTGCCTCTCAGGAGATTCCCCGCCCTTTACACGGTTGAAAGCGTTAAACGTGTTATCAACAGCTTGTTGTATTCCACTGGTAAGGTCGGCTTCAAATATTTGCTCGGCTAACTCGGCTCCGTTTCTTAAAGCCTCTTTGTCTCCCGAAGCGTACATAGCCATAACGTAGTTTCTTAAAGCTCTGGTGGCTTGTATATTGGCTGAACCACGCTCTTTACCTAATCCCGTAGACAGACGATCAAGAGCTTTTTCTAACGCTAGTATTGTTGGAGAACCCGACTTTAGTGCTGCTGTAAGCTCAATGGGGTCACCTGTGTCAGGGTCAAGTAAGATGCCCTCAAATTCTTTAGAAGAAAGCGCCGCTATAACTGCATCGGCATCCTCACCGGAGTCTTCTAAAAGGTCCAGAATATAGTTTATATTCTGCCTGCGCATTTCCTTAGTGCCTTTACCTGCAAGCTCCATTGCAGCGTCTTGAGCTTTCCCCTCTTTTCCGTATTTAAGCATACTCTTTAAGGCATTTTTCATTGCGGGAATACGTTCAAACAAAACGGCTTTGGTTACTGGAACCGAAAGTCCTCCAGCAAATTCTGCAATGAGCCGAGTTGTTGTGTCTCCGGGTTTATATGTTTCAGCGCCGTAAGCCCCTAAAGTAGCCCCCGCTCCCGCCGCGACCTCGGCTTTTAAAAACGCGCTGGGAGCTTCTTGAGCAACCCTGCCCAAACTTCCTACCGTGTTTTCAAGACCACGGGCCATTCTCAAACCGAAGTTTGTTCCCTTTCCTGAAGTAAGGATTTGTTTACCCTTGTATCGCCACATGCTTTCAACGGCTTGAACGCCAAAGTTTAATTTTTGTGGGATCATAAAGGGCATGGGCAACCACGCTAATGCTCCAGCGGTTGTTTTACCTGCTTCGTAAGCTGCGGCAGTCCCCGGAAGCATGGGTTTTTCTTCGCCCGCGATAGCCTCTGTAACTTTCTCGCCCAGAGCATAGGTTGTCATTGCCCCCAAGGTGCCTGTTATTAAAGGGACTCCAAATCGAAGTGCCGCCGTAGGTAGGGTGACAGGGGGGACACCCGCCACAAGAGTTTGACCCGCAGAAAAACCGCCCATAAAACCGGGAACAGAGGCCGCTTGAGCGGGAAGTTCCCGCGAAAAACCCTCTAAAAAAGTTCCTGCCTGTATTGGGTTTCCTTCTGTGTCAAAAGCAAAAAGGCTGACAATCTGTTCGTCTGTTAAGCGCCTGCCTTGAGGAGAAACGTTTTTATAACTAGGGAACAAATTAAATACAGGGGCGGTGCCGTCCTTTAAACCTTGGTACGTTAAAAACTCAGGGTCTTTATATTGTTCCTGTAAAACAGCGGACATGTTAGCAGCAAACTGAGGGATGTTGCCGTTAAACGATTCCATTTGATTATCAAACTCTTCCTTACTAAAAGTAAGGTGCGCCGGAACCACTTTCGCTGCGGGCCCCGCCTGTTTTTCCCCAGAAACTTGTTGTTCTTCCGCCATGTGTGCCCCGCTTAATCCTCTTTGTCGCCGCCTGTCACGCTTTGTCGCATCATGTCTTGAGCCGCGCCAAAGTTAACGGCGGCGGCGGCGCTTTGATCCGTAGTCACGATTGGACCTAAAATGTTTTGCAGTTTTTCAATCTCAGATATTTTTTGAGAATATATGGTTCGAGTAGATTTATCCATAGGTTCGTTACGAGCAAACAATCCTAACAAACGTTGTTTTTCCTCGGTTAAATACCTGTCAATAGTAACCAGCTTGTCCGCCTCTGTCTTAGGGTTACTGAACAAGGCTTCTTCATTTGGAAACAATTTTTCTGTAGTTACAAGGTCACTTACCGCAAATCTCGGGGACGAAGATAACGCGGATCGACCCATGACACGCACCATTTTAACGAACTGTCTCGCGTCTGTCGTTTCTTTAAAGTAATCCCTAAAGGCATCTTCAGAACCGGGAATTGCAGACAACACTGCGTTTAAGCCTGCGCCGACCTTTGACCAGAAACCTGTACCGGACCGCGCTGCGGCGTAAGCATCCACTGTCTGCCCTGCTTCATTAGGGTCAAGCATTCTACTTCCGTTAACGTTTCCAGCCGCGTCGTAGGTGGGAACAGACATGCCTTGAACCAGCGCCGCGTCAATTTCTTGCAACTTTCTAATAGCCGTAGCGGCATATTTTTCTTGTTTGTTAACCTCGTTTGCTACAGAGTTGTTAACCTCATAGACCCCTTCGGCATCCTGAAGATTTTTAATTTCTCCAGCATGGTTAACATACGTCACGCCGTCGTAAGAAGTTACCACACCCTCATTAGGAATTACAAACCCGCGGACCGCGGTGCTTTGCGTAGTCACTTTTTGCATAGACGCGCCAGCAATGCCCGCCTCGGTAGCTTGGTTAACTTGCTCTAACAAAGATTTTCCGCGAGGACCGGAGATATCTGCAACCGTTTTGGTTAAAACACCGTTGGCGTTGGGCAACGTAAACACACGATATTCAGGGTCAGGAAGTTTTGCTGTTCCATAAACCGCCAAAGCTTCTCCCGTGGATTTGTCTACGCGAACAAGCTGACCGTCAATTTCTTTTACAAGGATGTTATCGCGATTTTGTACTGCACGAAGTTCTTTTTCAATTTGAGCCGCAACGTCCCGTTCAAACCGAGTTCTTTCTGCTATCCTTACACGGTCTTCTTTAGCTAAGTCTTTGCCCAAAGCCCGTTGTTCCGCGTCTATTGCGTATTCGTTTTCAATCTTTTGACGAGTTTTCCAGTAAAGCTCTTGTTGCGCAGCGTCATCTAAATCATATCCGCGCAAACGCTTTTCTTCTAAAAGTTCTTTTTCTGTACGAGCAACAATGTCAGACAGTTGCGCTGAACGGTTTTTAGCCCAAAGAGCGTTTTCTCGACCAAGGGCACGTTCCTCTGCACCAATAGTAGTAAGAAGTAGACGTTTTTCCGCAGCGATATCATAACCTTGATCCCGTATTTCTTGACGTTTTTTTGCCAACTCGTCGCGCTTTTCTTGCGCCAACTGTCTAGCAAGTGCCCGTTGCTCCGCCCCTATAGTAGAGTCCTCTTCCATTGCGGCAACTTTATCAAGCTGTCGGTTTAAAGCGGATTCCGCACGTATCTCTTCAGCTAGTATTCGCGATAACGCTCGGGACTCTTCGTCCAGTGTTCGATCCTTGGCTCTATCTTCTGCCCGTATTGCAGCCAGTTCTAACCGACCCTCTGTTGCAGTTTCTCGAACAAGTCTCAACGCATCAGAGTATCTTGCATACTCTTTTTGTCGGTCAAATGCAGTTGTTGCCGTTCGTATGTCATGCAGACTTTTAACATCAAACATTTCCAGAGCGTTAGTCTGGTCTAACTGAGCTTGAGCTTTGTCTCTGCGCTCTGCCAAGGTTGCCCGTAATTGCTCCACGCCCCTGCCCTGAAAGTTTTTAAGATTTTGCATGGCACGGTTAGTTTCAGCCAAATCTGTTGCCAACGACTCTTTGTAACCTTGCAGAGTTTGATCCCGACCCGTGGTAAACAACTGCTGGTCATCCTGCAAAGCTTTAGAGTAGTTAAATGCTGCGCGGTTTTGTTCCTCGGTTGCAACAAGTCCGACTTTTTGACGACGGTCCGCACCCTTCTCACGAATTTCCAGTAGGTTAAGACCAACCTCCGCCAATTTCTCGGCAGCGGAAACACGGTTTTTGTTTTTAAACCCTTCAATTTCAAGCGTTGCGGCGGTTTGAGTAGCAATTTCGCTTTGGTTCCAACCTTTGCTCAAAAGTTGGTTAACGGTTTCCGTAGAATTTGGTTGACCCAGTAAAACAGTTTTTGGTTGTTGGCCTTTTTTATAGAGTGTTGTTAGATTAACGTTAGCGTCAATTAAATCCCATTTCCCACGTTGTTCGCCTTGTTCTCTCTTTGATAGGTAAGCTACTTCGCCTACTGCATAATCAACTCCATCTACTTGCATAGGTTGTTTAGCTACAACCTTAGTAAGGTCTAAACCAACAAGTTCTCCCGTAAAGGCTTCTAAAAGAGGTCCCGCAGTGTCTTTTGTTCGATAATTTCCGCTACCGGAAGCCTTATCATACGCAGCTTTTTCTGCATCGTTCGTTAAATCAAACGTTTTAAATCCACCAGTTAAACCTTTTCCATCAGCCGTAACTCTATATAAAGTCTGACGGTCCGCAGCCGTTGGTTTTACTTTTGCTTGAACTAAAGCCAACTCGTCTGCCGCAGTTTTGTCTGCAATAGACTGTTGCAGGCTGGCCTGTAGTCCCGCCATACGCATCTGACGGTCCTCGGCGCGTTGTTCTCGTTTCGCAGCCATCATACCTGCGGCACGTTCCCCGATCCGCTGTGGAAGCTGTGTTTGCGCAGCCGCATTTGCCAACCGCTCGGCTATAGAGCCGCCTTCAGTAGTGCCTGCAAACTGCAAACCCGCTTGAGCAATATCAAACAGCATTTGCGCTTGTGACATTCTACGCTGTTCTTCAAGGTCCGCGGCCCGCGCTTCGCTGTCCATAGCGCCCGCAAAGTAATCTTGATACGCCGAAGCATCACGATTTGCCTGCGTTATAACAGGGTTGGGCGTTCCGCCTGCTTGAAGTCTTTGGACCTCTACGGGCCCACCCTGCCTAAAATTTACGGGGGGAGTGTTGCCCGCCTCCATCATTGGATCGTTCATCGCGGGCTCCGGCGCTTGGGCCATCATCAAACCACCGACGCCCTCCCCCATCTGACCTTCCATCGAAGTATCTCCGGCTATGCCCTGCATTAGCTCACCAATGCCGCTGTTAACCGCTCCCTCTTCCGTCATCATAATGGCTGGCTGCGTTAGCGCCAAAACCGACTCTGGCGTTTGCATCGCGTCTTGCTCACCTACAATACCACCAAGTTCCGCGTACCGCGCTTCAAGGGGCTGTTGATTTCCCCGTATTCCGTCGATCAAGCTTTGGTAGTCTTGAGCGCCGTCAATTTGCTGCATAACACCTTCCGCGGCCATCATGCCCATCTCTTGGCCCTGCATTTCCGCGCCAGCTAGAGCTTGCTCTGGTCCCATTGGTGGTGGCGCTGCGGGCGGCATCATGTTGGGGTCCATCATAGGTGGTCCGCCCATTGCCAAGCCTTGTACGCCTCGGCCCATCAAAACATCTTTTCTAGTGACTTTTCCGTCACCGCTCAGATCAGGAAACGAGGCCGCTCCGCCGCGGTTAAACATCTGACGCTTCATTACGCTACGATTCATCATTTAAAATAACCCCGCCCGTTGTGCGCCTGATGCGGCGGCTAATCCACTTATACCCAAACCCATTGCAGTTTGGAAGGGTGAAACTTGCGGAGCCGAAGCCGCCGTAAGCGTTGAAGACCCTGTTGGTGTGCCAGAGTAAATATCTGACAAGAAGCCATACTGTTGATAAGGCTGTGTATAACGCTGCAAGTTAGTCAGACGCAGAGCATCCAAACCCGCTTGATTAACACCGCGCTCCGTAGCGCCCGTCGTCATTAGGTTCTGTATATCTTGAGTATTCAGGTTTGTGCCCATCTCACCCAAGCCCGCTTGTTGTATACCAAGCCCGCCTAGCTGTTGACCCAACGCACCCGTTTGTGCGCCCAAAGAACCGAGGCCCGCGCCTATCTGTCCGGTAAGCTGGCCCAACTGTTGCTGTCTACCCATACCCGACTCAAACGCACCCATTGCAGCTTGCTGCGCGTTCTGAAAACCTGCCGCCCGCATTTGCGCCGCCGTGTCTGCCTGTTGCTTCATAACGTTTCGGTCTAGCTCAGACTGTGCAATCTGACCGCGAGAACCACCAAACGCTCCAGAACCTACCGCTTGAGCCGCAACGCCCCGCTGCGCTATGTCACCCTGACGACGAATGTCCGCTAAAGTGTTGTCAATAACCTGATCTTCGTAAGGGTTCATAAAGTCTTGGTAACTGTTGGGGTCATACATAGCCCCAGTGCCAGCCAAAGCACCAATACCGCCTTTTAAAGCTGTCGAGGCGTCACCCATGTATCCGGTGGCGGTTGTCCCTGTTAAATCCGTGGCTTGATCCACGGTTGACGAACCTTGCGTCAGGAACGGCTGATACGCGCCCACGCCTGTTTGTGCCGCGGTAATAGAAGCCTGTTCACCGGGACTCAGCCCTGCAACCTGATAATCAGGCGGTGCATCGCCGCGTTCAATCTGACCTTTGATGTATTTCTGAACATCGCCCAGTAAGCCCAGACGGTACGCTTCAATCGCGGGGTCTTGGCGGCTGACCATATATTGAGTTGTTGTGGTCATGCTACTGCACCCCCTTCAAAGGCTCTCATCATATCGTACATCTTTCTAACGCCGCGCTCCCTGCTACCGCCACCCGCTCCGCGGACGGCCTTAGCGTTCATCACAAACTCCCCGTCAGAAAGCATCGCTGGGATACTGTCGGAAGTCTCGGTTCCGGGGCCACTTATATAACCTGTTTTGCGTGGGAAGTTCTCCATTTCGCCGCCGCGGGCCGCGGTTTGTATGGGCTCAACGAGGGGCTCATAAATCGGCGGACGGACCGTTGGCACCATTACATCGTACAGAGTACGGTAAGACGGCGCTCCCGCGGCTCCGGTTGTATACTTCTCAGGGTTTGCTGCCAAGAGTTTCTGGGACGGCGACTCCTGATCGTAGGGGTCTTCAATCTCTTCGGCGGGTATTTGTTTAAAGCCACCAGCTAATGCTGTTACACCAAGGCCCGCCCCAATTGTTGGTAGGAGCTTTAAACCGCCTTTGACGGCCTCTGTTCCACTTTGTGCGGCTAACGCTCTAACGTCGGCGTTAGTAAAATCTAACCCCTTTTCAATTTTAAGTTTGTTTAATTTTTCAAAGGCTGTAGACAAGTCCCCCGAAACCGCTTCTTTGGGGGCTTCGTAAAACATGTCTTCAACAACGTCAGGAACATACTTACGAAAACCCTCTTGAGAGCTTATTGCTACAGGTTCGCTAGAGGTGGTGTTTACCGTTTTCGAAACCGACGGACTTGAAGGGAACAAAAAGTTCTTACCTCCACCCCCTAAAAACTCAGGTGCGCTGTCCACAAAACCTTCCCTAAACGCTGCAATGCCTTGCCCTGAAGCGGCTTGACTATAACGTTGAATACCGCTTGAAATACCGCCCGCTAATCCCCCAAACAATGCGCCTCTTAAAAGGTCTTTTCGATTACCGCCTGTAGCTAAAGCGGTTAAACCGCCCGTCAAAGCACCCTGCGCCATCAAACCTAAACCTAGCCCGCCTGTAGCCAATCCAATTACAGCGGGTAATACAATAGGCGCAGCCGCCTTAACGATCTTCTTAACGCCGCTAATAATCTTCTTCAGAAAGAACTCTCTGTTACCCGTATAAGGGTTTACAGAGTTAGCCGCGTTGCCAACCGTGTAACGCGCCATGTCCATGTCGTTGTCACTAAAAACCTCCGCCATAGCGTTCCTGATCCGCGGATCGCGGGCCATGTTCCGGTCTATAATAATCTCGTCACGATTAACGTGAGCCAGTTCCGTATCGCCGTTACGACCCATCTGAGCCATGCGGTTTGCTACGTCGCCCATAGAGTTAATGCCGCGAGGCTGACCAAACGCAAGTACGTTGTCAGGCATTTCATCCATGTTAGAGGTTAAGAAAGACCCCACACCACCTTCGGGAAAATACATCTGTTCTTGCATCACACTGCCCCTTTGACCGTACTTTATCACGAAATCTCTAAAATACTAGCTACAACGTGCAGCCGATTGGCTGTAGCAGCCGTAACTTTTAAGACTTCATCGGCTTGAACCACAAGTGGTGCCGTTAATAGTTCTACAGTTGCATGACCCGCAATAGTTTTACTGTCAAACAAAACAAACACGGCGTTTGACGCGTCTGTTATCGTGAGCGTTAAGGTATCACCATTGTTACTGTCATCGCAAACCAAAATTGACTTTACTACCGCCGTAGCAAACGGACCGCACGTATATAGCGTGGTTATGCCTGTCGTTGTGAGGTCCGCTTTTGCGTTTATATATGCGTTAGCCATCAGCCCATAAACCAGCTTAGGGCAGTCGTATCATCGTCTGCCACCTGTTGAGTGTTGTTGAATTGATTCAAAAACACGGAGAAAGAACGAACCACCTCATTTAAATACTCTTGGTTGTACTCTTGAGGCGGAGTAGGGAAAAACGGTACAGGCGTGTTGGTAGCCATTATCTTCTCCCGTCGGGTCTAATATCTACACGAGGCACACCCAATCTCCAAAGTACGTTTGCGTCGGTAGACTGTAACTTGAGCGTAAAGCTACGGCCCCGTAACCGTGTAAAGTACTGGTTTGTGTACTGATCCACAGGCGTACTGGACGTTTTAGATATAGTGTTTGTTGAGGAGTTCTGATCGACTTGCCCCGGAAAACTTTTAGTCTCCAAGATAAAGTCCAAAGAAGAGGTATCGACTGTTTCTCTAAAATTAATGTCCGGTATAACTCTATTAATAAAAGAAAACTGATTGCCGTCTGTAATGGACATATCACCAGACTCAATAAATGAAGTCATAGCCGCGCCGTCATCTTGTGCGCCCACCTCTTGATTATACAAAAAGTTGTTAGTTCCCGCCGCGAGAGGCAACGAAGAAATACCACGATCCAACCACGCCGTTCTAGCTAGGTTTCCTATAAACCAAAGCTTCTCAAGGTAATTGTAGACCACATACCTGTCATTCTCGGTTGAGTCCGCAGACGGATAAAACCACCAAACCTCGGAGAAGGACACGTTGGCTCCCGAAACAATCTTGTCAGACTGAGAAGTATTTATGTCATCAAACACATAATCTCGCACAGTGCAGGGTATTCTTTGAACCGCACCCGTGAACGCATAAAACTCCGCCGATCCCATCCAAAATACCGCATCGTCCACCGCAACCGCCGCCTTGGGACTAGCGATGGTAATGTTTTCAGAAATTAAGTTTATACCAAAGGTGAACGGTGGCCCAAGAAACTGCATCGCGTGAATAGAAACGTCTGTAAACACCAGTATTTGTTGCCGAGTTTCAAGAGCTTGAATAATCTTGGAGCCAGAGCTTATACGCAAATCACCCGCTGTATTGGTAGAGGTAGGATACCAATCGACAGGATTCTCCTGACTGCTAAACCGTATTAACAACGGGTCTTGGATGCCACTACCATCAGTTGAAGAGGACGTAAGACCAAGACCATCCGCGCCAAAGGCAATTACATGCCTGTCTCTGTCAGACAAAAGAACCTGTGTGGCTATTGTAGGAACCGAGGTCCGTGTGCCGAGGCCCAAGGCGCTGTCTGTTAGGAACTTAGCTCGTGTGCCTGTACCGTTGGTTTTATCCCAATAGTAAATCCTACCGTTTCTTTCGTTCAACAACAGGTCTTCGCCAAAGTTGTCTTGTGTCCAGATGCGTAGGTTTGCAGATGGCGTAATTGTTCCTGAAACAAGAGCCAATCCCCAGCCAGAAAAATTATCCGCTGTAAGCGCGTTACCTGTTGCAAGTCGAACGGAAGAACCATCTGCGTGAGTAGCGGCAGTAGTGCCTTTGTGTCCTCTGGTACATCCTGTTAGGTCGTTAGAGCTTATACCCCCTACCAGAATAAGTTCGTCATCTATTAAAACGATATCGCTGGCTACAATACCCGTAGTGTTAGCTACGGTGATTGTGGTGTCACTATCAGAAAGTGTACCGCCCTCGTTTACCGTTGTAGTAAGAGCGCCCGTAGTTGTACCACCCCAAACTCCCGCGCCCCAACCAGTGCCAAACACCGAGCTATTAAGACCCGTACCAATTTGATAGGTTCCTACAACACTACCACCGCCGTTACCCGTATCACTAGCGTTAGCAGTGACGGCAGTAACGCTTATGCCACCAGAAACTGTAACGCTTTCTATAGTGCTGACGGTTCTTGCCGATATTTTATAGGTGTTGCCATCCACAACTTCTGTGACCTGATATTCTTGGTTAAGAACGTTTGCCGTGACGTTGCCGCCCAAAGAAGCCGCACCAGAGAAAGTAACAAAGTCATTAGCCACGCAACCATGATTAGGGTCCGCTACTGTAATTACGGACGAGCCGTTTGTAGCAGAAAAGGTTACGTCTCCTGCAGATGTTGTCTGCCTGATTGGAGTAACGTCTTTAAAATCAACCCCCTCTTTAATGTAGAACTTTAATTCTGTCCCAAGGCCTAAAAACTTTTCGCCACTCAACGCTACAAACTCATGCATTCCACGGCATTGACCTAAGAAGGCTTCGTTTGAGTTTTTTTCCCAACCATTTAACTTTTCAGGATAACCAAAGCGAAAACGTATCTTATCACAATCTACCCAGCCGTTTTCTTCAGAATACGGAGTAGTTTCTTTGTTTATTCCAGCTTTAAATTTAAGGTCTAAAAGAGGCATCTTTGTATATGTCCTAATTTGGCTTTACAGGCCAAGTGATTGCATTAGGAAAACCTGACTGTTGTGGTAAATTTAATAGGTCAGTTCTGTATTGTGACCACTCTGTCTGCTTATTAGAGGTCAGTTCTGCCCAACGCAAAGGGTTAGAAACTAATGGGTCAACCTCTGTAAGTAACTTGT